CCCACCGCACTCGCACCTAAAACTCTGTTCCTCATAATCACAGAATCTTTCGGTCTTATGCCCGTTTTCACAGGCAAAATCATACATTCTTTTCATTCAAATCCTCGTATGCTCGTTCGCTGACCTCTTTCAAGGTTATCAGCCAAGTTAGGATGGAAATCTCACCTTTGCGGAATTGTAGAGCTTTTTCATCAGATATGGTGGAGACATTGTTAAGTGCCTCAAACATCTTATTGGCATCCTCAATCAATTCAATCCAACCAGGCATGGAGAATAGGTCAAACCTATCCTCGTAATATCTTTGCAACTCAGGAGTCATATTATTTATCCATTAACATAGTAAGCCACCAAAAAATTAAACCAAGCAAAAGTATTGTTAACGCTCCAGCTATAAGCCAAGTTAATAAATCCTCTATTTCTTCCTTACGCTTCTTGGCTTTGTTCTCGGCCAGTATTTCCTCTACCTTGCGCTGCTTGATAATGTTGTTACGCTCCACCATGAGCTGCTGCCATAGGTCAGCGTTACCCGACATGACCATATAGTTGTTCAGCTCCCTCTCAGCATCAGCCAACTGCTTGGCCTGCATGACTATCTCAAACGCTTGCGCCGTATCCGACTTTGCAAAACTACTCTTAGGCTTGGACGCTTCCCTCTGGACAATATCCTTTGCCTCGAAAAACTTCATCATCTCCCCGCCAATGGCGTGGATGTCCTTGCCCATCTTGATCGCGGCCTGCACCCCCTTTATCGCGGCTTGTGCAGTCGCAAAGGCGGTGATTGGATCGATCATTTTGGATCACGATTTACCAAGCCAATGGCTTACATAACCGATCACGCTACCAAAGGCAGACACGGCAACCATGCCCATCCAGAAGCCGCCTTTGGATTGGTTTGCCATCTCAACCAGCTTATCAATTGACGTTTCCATCTTGTCGATCTTGGCGCTCATCTCGTCAAACCGGCGCTCATAGTCCTGGACCTTCTGCCACAGGACTCCGTATCGAATTGGGTCGATAGTTTCTGGGACGTTCATGGCTCATCCGCAGGCTCAAGTGTGTTGCCTTCTTTACCCGTTCCATTGCATTGCTCACAGCGTTGCACAGACTTCAGGCTTGGCACTACACCACGCCCTTCGCAAGCAACGCACATTGGTCTATATGTAGGCTGTGGCGGGTTTGCTATTTGGTTGAAATGAATCATTGTGTCACCTCATCTGCTGGTTCTGGTGTGTTGCCCTCTGCAAGCCATGCAAGGTAGGCTTGGTAGTCTATGTTGGCAGGGTCAAAGGGGATGCAAGAAACAACGTCGCTATCTTCAATGCGTCGAACTACATCCATATTTGTAAACTGGTATTTCATTTTTATAACTCCGTAGAAGCTGTGAAATAAGTTATGTTTGCCGCGCTATCATTGCTGTTTTGATATATGGCGGTAGCATAACCAGATGACGCTGCATCATTAATAATCGCCAATGTTAAAGAACGGCTATTAGTAACCGTAGTCGAAGCTGCAGCAGCGCGTTTTGTAACTTTGAACGGAACAGTGGCATACGGGTTTCCAATAGATGTCATTGATACAAATGAACCAATCTCATAATACCGCTGGCACAGCGCCAACTCCGTACCATAAGACCTAAAGTCAAAGCTGGTGGCAGTGGAGCCTTTTTCTAGCTGTACGCCTGTGATGTAGAAGGTAGCGCCGTTTGTGCCGACAACAGAGGTTGCGCCTGTGGCTGAAACATAATCAGCAGCAGCCCAAGCGCCAGCAGTGCCGCTAAACGTCGCGCCAGTGCCTAAGTTGAAATACAGAGCAATCCCGACACCGTTGGTTGTCAGCCAAGTTCCTGTCGTGTCGCCAGCAACAGTAATGGTTTTTTGTTCCCAAGTATTAGCGGTACTAATTGTGTAAGAAAAAGGGTACGACCTGTTTGAGCCCGAATTGGCAACAGCCCCTCCAAACGTGCCTGTAAGGCTTGAGCGAACCCAAAACGAAAGCGTGACAGATTGTGCGCCCGCAGAACCCCACCCCAAATCGGCGGCGTTAAAACCTTCAACCCGCTGTCCAACAGCGATATAGTCACCGGTCAGTACCGAATAAGCAGATGAAGATGTAATTCCGAGGTAGTTGGTAAACCCTGCTGGGGGCGTAACAGCGCCCGCGTTCTGCTGCGCCGAAAACTTCGAGTTCTGGTTTTGAGAAGAACGCCATCTGTCCACAAAGTAAGTCCCGCCAGCCGCACTTGAAACACTAGCCCCAGCATTACGCTGGTCTATGACCATGCCGCCATTGATGATGCGGTTCTTAAAGCCAAAGGTGTTAATTGAATTTATTGAACCCGTAGTCGCTAGGTTAGTCCCGTCAAATGTCAGCGCAGAGCCTGTAGCCAATGCGCTGGTACTACTAGCATACGTTACACCATTAGCTGTAAAGCTGGTTAAATTCGTGCCGCCATTTGCTGTTGGCAACGTGCCGCTTACATGGGTTGTAAGGCCAATCTTGCCCCAGCTTGGTGCGGTTGTTACGCCGCCCGATATAACTGCATTTCCAGTAGCTACATCAGCAAGTTTGGATAGCGTTGTAGATGCGCTTGCGTACAACAAATCGCCTATGGCGTAACTTGTCTGTCCCGTACCACCATTAGCCGCAGCAACCGTACCTGTTACGTTAGCAGCGGTTCCAGTAGTGTTTTGGTTAAAGGTAGGGAAAGAGGTAAGAGATGCCGCGCTACCAGTTGGCGCGAGTACATCAGTACCGATTACCAATCCTAGATTAGTCCTAGCTCCTGCCGCAGTGGATGCGCCAGTACCGCCATCAGCAAGCGCCAAGTCAGTAATGCCGGTGATTGACCCACCAGTAATAGCAACATTGTTAGCTGCTTGAATAGACATCGTACTCAACGCACTAATATCAGCAGTTGTCAGCGTGATAGCACCAGTGCGACCGGCAACCGAGGTAACCAAGTTGCTTTGGTCAATCTTCTGCCATACCGAACCGTTAAACATCAACCAATCGCCTATCTGCCAATCGGTAATGCCATTAAGGTTAGTCGATCCAGCCGTAGCCGTGATGTAGTAGTACCCATTAACACCAACACTAGAGGTAAGCGTTGGCGTGTTGGTGCTTGCGTCCCAAGTCCCCTGGTAATTCAATCCACCAGAAATAGAACCCCAGGACAAGGCCGATCCATTAGTTGTTAAATACTTGCCTGAGTTCCCTGTCTGGCTTGGAATCAGCGCAGTAATCTGAGCCTGCAAACTTATCAAGGTATCCAATACATATTGGCTAGTCCCGCCGCCGCTGCTGATAATCTTGATCTTTTCAGCCAAGTCAGGGGCAACAACCTCACCGACATTGATGGCGCGACCAGATGACAGACCAATTATCAGGCTGCCATCAAAGTCAATGTGCGCGTCAACAACGCTAACTCCGTTCTCACCATCAGTGCCGTTGCTGCCGTTTATTCCGTCAACTCCGCGAGGCCCAGTAGCGCCATCGCGCCCAGCTTTACCATCCTTACCATCGCGCCCATTCTGTCCGTTCTTCCCGTCCTTACCATCCTTGATAGATGCAACCCGCTTCTCAATGACGTTACCCAAACTATCGTAACGATCACGGATGTCAGACTCAATCTTCTTGAGTGCCTGTACAACCAAATCAACATTGGCAGCTATCTTTTGCTTCTGGATTTCTTTGCTTTCGGCAATGGACTTCTGGATAGACTCAAGGACAGCCATTTTCTCGTTGTCTGTCATCTCGTCAAGATTGGGTAAAAGACTCATTTCAATGCTCCAGAGAGTTGGTCAAGAAAATCGTTCTCAACTGAACGTAAATTATCTTGCTTATTTGCCATTTGCAATTCAACAATCTTAGACTTGTTCTTGATGTCGGCCTCTTTTAGCATCAACTCGGCAATCTTCACCCGCTTATCAAACTCATTGCTTTCATTACCCGCCGGTAGATTCTTGGTGCTAGATGCAATGATCTTTGCCTGTACCTCTTGCGGCATCAACTGAGTTTCAGTCATCAGCTTCTGCGCCTCGGCCCGATTTTGCTCGGCCTGCGTAGTGCTAACAGCAATCTGGGCCTGCGCCGCCTGCATTGCCAGTTGCTGCTGCATATCAGCCATCTGCTTGGCCTCTGGGTTAGGCTGACTCATCTGATCGAGCGCAGCCATCAACTCGTACCTATTAGTCAGGCTCGAATTGTTCAAGATTCCTTTCAGAATCAGCGGAAGAACCGGCGTATTCGGCCCCAATGTCTGAAGCAAGCCAATAAACTGTTGCTGCTCGTACTCACGGGCAATGATGCCTAGCGTAGCGGTAGGAATAAAGCGCATATCTACGCTCGGATAACGCTCTGGGTCAAACTGCATATACCTAAATGCAGCCTTTTGGATAAATGGAATCAGGAAATCTTCTTGGAAGTTAACTAGCGTCCGCTTGTACTTCTTGATGATCGTAGCCACCGCCATCGACATTCCGGCGCCATCGCGGTTGCCATTGCTGACCATACCCTGAGAATCCAAAGTACCCGTTGCCTGCAACAGCATACGCTCAAACTCTTTGGCCGGGTTGATGTTGTTAAGACTCGTCTCGCCAAACTTGAACGGGTACAGAATCTCAGCAGGATTGCCGTTGACCATGAACGCCTTGCCAGGTTTGACTTCAAACTTAGCACCGCGAGGCAACCTGGTTGCATCCATCCCCATCATGGGGCTGGTGGTCAGCGCCAACGAATCCAAATGGCTACGCACTTGCGCGTCAATCGCCTTTTGCATGTTGTACGACTTCTCAACCGTACCCCTGCCCAGCAAACGGTTAGGAACAGTGTCATCCTGATAGCTGATGATGGGACGATCCTTCATCATGTACGGGTTTTCTTCAGCTTTGAGCAATAACCCATCATTGGCAATGACAACAATGGCCTCCACCAAGTTGCTGTACTCATCGGCAACCGAGTCCTCTGGAAATAATTCCTCGACCTTCTCTTTTTGCACCGCAGCAAGGTACTCGCGTGGCACCAGGCCGTAGTACGTCAGCAACAATACCTTCTCATCCCGATACTGACTCAGTTCCTGCGTAGGCTCAAGGTCAGTATCCTCATAGGTAGTGGTAATGTTCACCTTGCGGTAGATACCCTTTTCGATGCCCTCAACAATCTTGTGGATGGAGACATACTTCTCAATTGCCACGCCCATGCAGTCATCAATCGTTGTCCCATTGGGGTCAAAAAGAAAATTCTTGGGGTTGACAGGCACAATCTTGACCGCAATGCGGTCTTTTTCCACTACCCCGATAGCCGCTTGCATTGGCTGGCCTGGCATGGGCTTAGTCGCAGGCTCAAATATCTTCTCGGTCTTAACAATGATCTCGCCAATGCCAGTTCCGTAGATT